TCGACCGCTGTTACAATTCCTGGCAACGCAGTCCACATTCGAACCTGTCGACCGTCAAAAGCCGACCTAAAAGCTTCTTCGCTGTCATTTAAAAGGTCTAAACGATTCATTTGCTATCACCCATAATTCACTTGAACGCTATTTAAAGGATTCCCCGTGATATCCATATTTAAACAAATAAGAGTGCAATACCAGTCAGTGCCTCGTGTATCGCCTTGATACTCGCAACAAAGAACAAAATAAACGCCGTCATTGCTAAGAGGTGCTGGAATGTTTGCAGGGCTATTGGGAACGGAAAGATTGATTTTATATCTAGCGATTGAAGCATTGTTCACCTCAACAGCGCCGCCGATTTTAATCATCGGGTTTAAAAGAGTCTTAATATTTAAGCCCTCATTTGTTTGTTGAGGAGTGCCGATCATTCCCGTTTTGCTTGTTAAAACAACTCGCTCACCTTTTAAGTAGGTTCTGTTACCGACAAAAGTCACTTTGCCATCTTGTATGCTCCAAGACTTATCAGTTGATTGAGCAATGTTTCTTAAATAGTCGCGACTGTTACCAAACATAACTTTTGCGCGCACAAGCTGCTCCGTTGGAAATTCTCCCACGTGACCGAGGCCAACGCCTTTGCCCACCATGGCAGCCACGGAAGCATTCACTTGATCAACTTGTGTTGCTCCCGCTGTCAGGGTTTTATTGACCACAGCAAAGTTATAAGCGCGGTCCCCATCCCCACATATAAGATCGATAAAAGTATCTGTAGCGCTCTCTCGTCCTTCAATAACTTGCTTAATATTGCCTTGAAAAATTGCGCCATAGTTTCCCTCGTAGCCAGCCTCAAGAATCACGTTGTTGTATTCCTTGCTTGAATAAGAGCCGATCTTTTTAGCGGTTGCTGGGTCAATATTATAAATGCGAATATCCGCAACGTTTGGAGTCATTGTGCTTGCACGCTTAACGTCAAACTTTATTCGAAGCTCTGAAAGATCAATACCAACTTCGCTTGTTCTGCTGTAAACAACTAAGCGATATTTTCTAAGATATTGCTCAGCTTCGTTCATATATTACTCACGACATCCGTTACAAAATAAAGATTAGACTCAACTCCTAGATTCTCAAGAGTTGGAACTGCGAAATCATCGCCGTCAGTGTAAACCCAAAGCTCGCCTTCAAAACCTAAGTAATTAAGCCCTGATAAAATGTTCGCACCCGTAATGAGTGGAACGTTAGCAACGATAGGAAGATTTGTAATTGCATCAACAAAATCAAGAACCCATCCACCTTCGAAAGCATCATTCCACTTACACGTCATAAGATATTCCTTATTAGCGAGTGTGATGTTGAATTCTTGTGGAATATTAGTAAGTGGAAGTTTAAACGTGCTCATCTAAACACAGCTCCAATTCCTTCTTTAAGACTTACAAGAGCTGATTTTCTACCGGCTTTTTCAGTCTTTCCGGTTGCACCAGGGCTTTTTTGCTTTACGCGAGAAACTGTTGTGGTTGAGACTTTAACAATTATCACTTCTTGAAAGCTAAGATTAATAGCCAAGATGTTTTCTGTATTTTTATCAGTAGTCTGACCAATGGCTGAAATAAGCATTGACCCGTAAATTCTCTTTGGAGTTATTACATTAAAGGGAACTCTAGAGCTTTGAAGGTCTATAAATTGTTTATAGATAGTCGCAAGAAATTGCGAGGGAGTTTGTCCGATATTTAGCAAAGGATTTTGAGCGCTAAAATTAGCTACTGAGTTGCTAGCCATCAAAATAGACATCGAAAGAGTTGTCGGCTCTTTGTATGCATGATCGGTTATCGAAGCACCCTGTTGAACGGGCTGCTTTGTAATTGTTAAAACGTCCGAAGTTGATTCATTTATGATCACATCAACATTAATTGTGTCGATTTGCCTTCTTGGCTTTAAAGGAATGATTGAAATAGGCTGTGTTAAAAAACTCATTGAGGTTTAACCGCTCCTCTAAGATTTCTTCCCATGTCCATATTAACTCTCGATTGTTGAGAAGCTACTGCGCGACCTGTTGCGTTTGCATCCGCTGAGCCGTTGATGTTTATGTTCGTTTCTTGATTCACCTTTTGATTTACATTGGCACCGTTGTTTTGAGCTCCAAGTAAAGCATGAGCAGAATTATGAAATGGGTTTTCTATGTTTCTAGGCACTTGAGCGCCAACACTAAAGCCACCTTCTGGTAATGATGTTCCGAAAATAGTCCCAGCGTTTGCAAGCTTTTCTAATAGCCCGAGTGATTTTTGAAGAAAGCCGCTATTGAAAGCGTCTCGAAGATTGTCTGTTGCACCTGAAAAGTCTAAATGAATCAGCTTCCAGAATGCTCCTAAAATATTAAATATGATTGTAAAAATAGAATCTAAAACGTCATATAAGCTGGAAAGAGCATCTTTAAGTGCAAGAATAGTAGGAAGAGCTGCGCTCCAATCAAAGAAGGATTCTCCACCCTCTTTCCAAACTTGAAAGTCATCATAGAGAGCTAAGATCGCAAGCAATCCTGTGAGCAACATACCAAGAGGCGTTGCCAAAAAAGAAAGATTCAATATTTTCCAAGCTGCCACTAGACCTAAAACCGCTGTCGACCAGCCGTTTGTAATATCGTGGAGCATCTTAAAGAAGTCCCACACGCGCGTAAGAATTGACCAAAGTCGCATTCCTAAAGCAGTAGTCGCCTCAAGTGCTTTGAAAGTAAAGTTTACAAACTTCTCAAGAGCCGCTTGAATCTTGGGCATATTTTCATAAAGCTTTTTCCGAAATAAATCCGATTGCTTTGTAAGCAATGGGAAGAATTTAGCAGCAACAGATTTATAAATTGCCTCAAATGCATACTTAGTTTTGGTCAAAGAAAAGTTCAACTTCACGGACTGCTGAACGACTTTGTAAATGTTTATGCCAGCCGCTGAGTAAGCCTTAAGCATCTCTCGCCGAAGCAACAACGTCTTGTTTATCGTTGGGACGATTAGCCTGTATTGGTAGCCTAGCTCCTCAAATCCCTCTGATACTTTTGAAATGGCATAACCAACACCGGCAGCCATAACTTTAACAGATGTGTAAAGAGCTGTGACTTTAATGGCTGCGCTTGAAATAGCTTTGTTGAATTTAGAAAGAGAAGAAGCATCAACATCGAAGCCCAAGCCCACCAAAAACGATTTTATGACTTCGCCATTCATGTCTTATTCCTCATTCGCTTTTCTGTAGCGCCTTTCATTCTCGTTCTTCACGTCTATTGCGTCATTCATCTTAGCAATATCTAGCAAGTCTAGGGTGCCATCTTTAAGACTCTCATACCGACACATGCCTTCCAGCACCGGCCTCATGAGCCAGTCTTCATCATCACTCATTTTGACCCAAGTGACAGGACGCTGCGTTTCAACTCCCCCCACTACGAATGCGAGGGGAGTGCGGCAAAAAAACCAGACAAGTTAAACATGAATGCTTTCCCTGCTGCCTGTAAAAGAATAGGAAGCTCTAAATTGCTAAACATTAAGTTGTTGCCGTTTACAACTCGCGCCCAGTTTCCTGTTTGCGATTGTTTCATTTCTACGCACGATAAAAGCCCTAAGAGAACTTTATCCGCATCATCATCGCTAAGCTTTGAGAGCCCATTCATTATGGGAGAGACGAATTTAGCTATCTGATCGAGCTTTTCTTCTTCGTTTAATTCTTTCTTGGAAGAAGCTGCCATGTCTTTGAGGCTAGGAAGAAGGTCCGAGAGTATCGGACCCATTCTTCTAACCACATGGAACTGTTTGAAAGCATCCATTTTACTTAACTTAAACTCAATATTACCTATTACAAAATCACGCTCGGACATTGAAAAGACCCCTCTTTTAAATACCTAAAAATTATTAGCCTGCGCCAAGAATGGTATCTCGTTTAATTCCGTCAAAAGTCCACTCATTCATGCCCGCTTCTTTTGCGTATGTAAGAGTTGGAAGCTTTTTAAAAGCAACGCTTTGAATTGAAGTGTAATCGCCACGAGCAGAGTCAACGACTGTCATCACGTTTGTTCCCCAAAGAGCTGAAGAGCTACTTTGAAGATTATACATGAGCATCAACTGAGCATTTACAGGAGATGTTTTTAACAATCTCACAGTTATTGTCACAGAATCATCTGCAATTAAAGAATTTTGACCGCGACCATCAGCACCGATTTGCATTAAGTTTTTATCAACAGTTGATTCAATTGTGATTCCTTCTTCAGCGGCAGCAGCGCCATCCGCGAGATTAAAACTTCCACCAGCTCCGGCAATTGTAGCGTTTACATCTTTAAATGAATATGTAGCCATTTTCTATTCTCTCTTTCTTTTCTCTTAGCGATTAACGTCGATCAAAACGTCCACTTCTTGAATAGCTCCCGCTAATTTTACGGCAACTTGAATTGGAGGGCTTAAGCGTGCTTCGCGATCAGCTTGTGATTGAAGCGCAAGAGGCTGAGCATAAATGTAATATCCGCTCTTAAGATAATCATCTGTGTTGAGTTGACCAAA